TAACACCGTAATCTATTTCGTTTCCGTCAATTCCTTTGATTGAGGTTTTTGGAGTATCGAAGACAGGTATCCCATAAGTATCAATGAATCCCTCGTACGACCATTCCATAGGTATGAACAAACTATATAATCCTGAGCTAGTCTGTCCATTGCGGTTTCTTTTCGTAACATCTGAGGCATAATATAATTTTTTAAAATTGTCTCCTCCTTTATCTAAAGCATTTGACGTTGAACCCATCATACACTTACCAATAATCCTACTACCTAATCTTAAGCAGGTCTTAGTAACCCTCCAGTTGTTTAATATATTATCAGGTCTTAACCATTTACCACTTTCATCATGAACTAGCAATTTAAGTTTTTCACCGTCATAGGAGTTATCTCCAGTATTTTTCCAATCTATTGTGGTGTCAAGACCCTCGAGTTCTTCAAGATTTTCTTGACTATCTAGTTTTCTTCTTGTAAACTTTGAAGCAGGTACTCTATAGGCGAGTTCTGTCTTTGGTCTATCCATACCATCTTGTATGGGTTTAAAGAAAAAAGGATAGTTAAGAGAGATTGGTACAACTTTGTCAGTAAACATTGTTTTAGCATCTGCTCCAGCTTTTGATAAAATTCCAAATCTTGAATCGCTTGATATAGTGGCTTGGTTAACTAACTCAGCAGATGACATAAAAGAAAACCCGGAACGTCTATTCTTTAAATAACACATTCCATAACATCTTGGGTCTGCTTTACAAGCTTCCCAAAATATAAAAAATAATCTATTTGATTCTCTAAAGTCTGGTGCACCAACATCAATCTTACTCCATTGCAAGTACATATAATGTGTGCCAGTTACATACGTAGGAATTCCATTATTGTAAAATGAGAAACCTTCTTCTCTGCGTTTAAATTCGTGATCAACATAATCATACCATCTTTCTTTAAAACTATCAGGGTATTTATTCCAATCAAATACGCTTTTTATTTTTTCAAGTTCTTTAGGTATTTTTAATTGCTCCCAATACTGTTCTTCTTTCTTTGGAGCTCTTTTAAATGATTCGTCAATTAATGGCAAAGCAATCCTTAAGTTCTGTATCTCGTATATTTCTCCAATCTTACCTGTTTTGCTTATAATAATTACATCGTGTTCTTTATTATAACCATATTTCCATCTACTATATCTGTTTTGTTGTTTGATTACCGATTGTTTAATGTAATCTGGTAATACTTTATAAAGTGTTTGCTCGTACATTATTTGGATCTCCCTTCTGCAAAACCTTTAAAAGTTTTTATTGTAGGATCTTTTTCTTCTTCTTCTAGCATACGGGTTTCATCCTGTATTCTACTTAGGATTTCAAAAGCATCGAATATGGCTAACTTTTTTGTTGCCGCAGCATTCTTTAATTTATCTGCTGATAAATCATCATCACCATTATCTAAAATAGCTTCCTCTGCAACCTTAATTAATTCAAGAACTGCTTTGTGCCCAGCTTGGATTATATTCTGTTTCGTTCCCTTTATGTCCATATTTAATTACAATATCATTAGATTTCATACAATAAAGTCTTTGTCCATCAATAACAAAGTCAAATTCTCCATAAGGAGTATATCCAACAAGGTCCCCCTCGTTTATTTTAAGCGCTTCTAAGGAACTATTTCCGTATTTTAATATACCAATAAGCTTTTGCTCTTTATCTACGTTTAAATAGTCTTTATTTTTAATTGGTTTAACAAAACATCTGTCTCCAAATGCTCTCCATTTACCTGTATTTTTATATAAATATATTTGATCAAGGTCACAAAAATATAAGTCATCTTTAAAATATGATCTACTATTTTTTTTATTGCCTCTTATATCATAAAATACTCTAAAAACATTATGGTGAATTACAATTATATCTCCAACTTTAATATCAGTTGAATAAGCCAAGGGTAATGCAACAACTTCAGCAAAATTATTTACAGATTTAAAGCTTTCAATTTTAGTATTTACTATTAATTCTCTATCTGCGATCTTAACTTTGTTATTGTATCTTTCTCCTACAGGTTTAACTATAAAGCTAAATACGCTTCTCATTAGTATTCTAGATCATATTCAACAGAGATAGCCATATTAGAATTGAATTTCTTCCACGGCATAACTTCGTCTTCTTTTTTAATATATATATAATACGATGTATCCCTATCATCAAATATAATATTACATATTGCATGTCCTCCGTAAACGTTTTGGCCTACGGAGTAATGCATTGCTTCATTTTTATAATCTGTACCTATACTAATTTTTCTAATAACAGAACTCATTAGTCAACTTTTTCTAATTTAACCTCTTCAGGTTTATTTATAGGAGTATAAGAACCATCTTCAACATTAATATTAATATCTCCGTATTCTGCTTGTAGTTCTGATTTAAATTCTTCTACTCTTTTATTTACTTCTGCAATTTGGTGTAAGAATCCATGCTTTTGAGATTCTAATAACCCTATATTTGATAATAAGGCATTCATCTCTTTTTGTTGATTAACAATAGTCTCTAATTGTTTTTCTGTAATTTTGTTTGTGTTTTTCATTTGATTTAATTATTTGTTTATTTTAATTATCTATAAAGTAATATCTTATTAGTATCTATGCCACTTTTATCAATTATTTCTGTAACTACAATTGGTAAAAAAGTACCATTGGATATCCCTGATATAATCACAGTATCGCCAGGTTCATTACCAACAGGTTGCACCTCCAACGTGGCCTGGCCATCATTATCAACAGTCTCTCCAACATATATTGCAGATGGAGGGAAAGATTCATTTAAGCCTATATCTTCTAGTGTTACTACTATTGTTCCAAAATCTGGTTGATTACCATATTGTCCCATAATTTATTTTTTAAATATTCTATTATATTAGGTATTTTATTATTATTACGCATATTTATTGCTTTTTATAAGCTTCTATTTCCCAAGGCAGATTTTTTGCTCCCTCTTTCATTTTAGAACGTGGATACTTTTTGCCTTTCCAAATAACGTGAGAATCATTATAATCTAAATCCCCACGTTTCATTTGATCTATATGCACTTTCTCGTGTGATATAGTTTTATTCTTTTTTAATTCTAAAGGAGATATATTTTTATTCACTAATATAGTTCCATTAGATTGCGCCATACCTAAAATACTGCCGTCCATATCGGTACTATATACAGGAGTATTGTCCACATTATATGGAAACCCTTTCATCTTAAAAGACATATAAATAATAAATATTATTAAATTCCCTATAAAAGTATATCTATAGGGAATTTAAATTAATATTATGTAATTGCAGCGGTTGTACAAGTTTGCCCTGCTGGAAACACTACAGGAACTATAGTAGGTCCGTTTAATTGCAGAGCAGCATTGTTAATAGCGTCAGTAGCAGCGGTAGTTGCGGTACCTGCCATAGTTAAGGTAAGAATTCTTCCTCCAGCCGCTAATACAATACTAGTAGCGCTAACAAATGTAGTAATCAAACCATCTGTAGATATAAGAGTTGTACCTTTGTTTGTTACTGGAATTGAGATAAATTTTGCCATTTTGTTTTGTTTTAGTTTTGTTTATTGTTTATTGTTTGTATTTTGGTAATCTTAATATTTTCCTTTAGCTCGTTGTGTAATTGCTCTTGGATCACAAACTGGCTTAACATTATTGAATACAATGCCATTTTTGCCTGAGCTTGATCCTTTACCTTTTGGGAATGAGGTGGTGTCAAATGGACCAGCCCATACCGCGTTTGCTCCAACTCCAGATAATTTAGCCTCTCTATCTAGAACTGTCATTGGGTGTTTTTTTGCGTTTAAATTCATAGTTATTGGTTGTTTATATCATAAGGTGGAACAATAGGTGTTTCAACTCCTGTAGGAGGCGGAATAGGTGACACTCCAGGGTTAGTTGCTAATGTGTTTGTTGGATCATAAGGATTACTAACATCTCTTGTAAATGTATTTGGAACTTGCGTGCCAAACATACCTTGTATATTACTAATATTAGTAAAGCCTTTTGGATTTATAGGTGTTGGATTAAGTTGATTCATTGTTTCTTGTTTTATCTTTATTTACGTTTTCTATAGCGGTTATCATAAGGTTGTCCATATATGTTTTACCGCTCATTATAATATTTCTATGACTTGTTGGTAGATCTTCTTTACCAAGCATTATACGGTACATTCTACTTATTAGTTGTTTACACTTAAATGAAACTTTATATATATTGTATTTTTGGGTTGTATGGTTTCTGTTTCTCCAAACCACTATCCACCCTTCTTTTAATAAATTGTTCCAGCGTTTATTGTCCCAACTGTAAGCATAAGTACCTATTTTATAATCTTGTTTGGTAAAGAATTCCATACAATCAAAATAGATTAGTAATTCTAAATCTGCGTCTGTTAAATCATTATTTCTACAAGCCCATCTACGTATTATTCTATAATGCTTTAATAAACCTATATCTCTAATATCTGAAGGTTCTAAACGACTCATAATACAACTACAACATCGTCTAATCTAATAACATAGTAGGTTTCTTTTCCAGATTCTATCTTATGACCGTTATGTCTATCATAAAATATACTATCACCTTCTTTAACGCCTACTACTTCATCTCCAACACTAATAACCTTAGCTTCTATATATCTAATATCGTCTCTGTGACTTTCAGCTAATAGGAGTCCTCCTTTTGTTTCTGTAGTACCTTCTTTTATTTTCTCTATAATTAATCTTTTACCAACTGCTTTCATATCTATTGACGCATATTATTAATTACACAAT